GGATGCCGATAGCCGCTTGGGCTGCTTGCGAAGTCGCCGCGGTGAACACCGCGATGCCGACAGACGACCCGCCAAGGTTTATCCGCGCGCCCGCAGCCGTGCTCGCGCCGGTGCCGCCATCGCTCAGGTTAATCGGCAGTGAGATCGACGCCGTGTCGGCCTTCACCATGTTCGAGCCGTCCGAGTAGTATATCCCCCGCGAGCCCCGGGGCACCACCAGTGGCGCGGACTGCGTCAGCGTTGCGACGCTGAGTGTGAAAGAGCCGCCCGTGGTGTCGTTCCACACCCAGTACTGTTGCACCGTGTTCGGGACCCGCACGACAATGTCCGAGGAGAGCGTGCCGACGAAGCGATACGCGACCCGGTTGAGTTCCGTTCCTGACAGGGTGTAGGTAGACCCCGACACGGACACGGACGTGTAGTCAAACGCGAACACCGGGTCCTGCCCGAGCCCCACGGTGTACCAGTTGGCGCCGTCCGTGATGAAGACCGCACTGTCGCCGGGCTGCATGGACAAGGACGCCGCGCCGTTAACCAGGTCGCTGCCGGCGCCGTCGACCAGAAGCGCGCCGGTCCCACTGTTACGGACGCTCAGGAAATAGTCGTTCCCGACTGCGGATGCCACGGGCAAGTTAAGTGTCCCCGAACTGCCGGTCCACACGAGCGCCTTGCTGCGGTCGGCGGCGCCCGGCGAGTAGGAACTGTTGAACAGCGTGACCTGCTGCGCCTGAGCCAGCGTGTTCCCGACAGCGACCAGCCCGTAGCCCGCCAGCGAGGCGGCCTGCGCCGAAGCGGTGGCTGCACCGTAGCGGAAGACCCTCCAGTCGCCTGCGGCGGTGGTGTTGCTGGACAGGTAGACCTGCCACTGCTCGCCCGCGCCAAGGGAGCACAGCACGCCGCCCCCGCTCTTGAGCACCGTGACGACTGACGGCCCGAGGTTGTTGAACAGCACCGTCTGCCCCGGAGCCGTGAGCGTGGCGTCGGGCATGGTGATGGCGAACGCGCCGGTCGGCGTGACGTCGATGATCGAGGCGGCTACCGGCGCGAGGGTGCTGGACTCCAGCGGCCACTCCAGCGTGGTGTCCGCGGTCAGCGACAGGGCCAGATACGAGACGTCGGAGGGGTAGAGGGTCGTGCCCCCGAAGACTTGCGTGTAGGACACCTACGCCTCCTTGCGGGTGGAGTTGCGGTCAAGGACCTTGGCTAGGTCTTCGCCGTTGAGCATGGCGGCGGCACGGTCGTACATGCTCTGCCAGACCTGTATGCGCTCGTCGTTCTTGAGGAAGGGGGTCGCCTCCAGCAGCGTGCCGTAGAGCAGCAGTTGAGGCGCATACTCGGTGAGCCAGTTGCTCTGCACCACGTCGTCGAGCAGGGGCGGCAACTCGTAATAAAGGATCTCAAACGGGTACGTGGCGTCGGGCGTCGGGGCGATCAGCCAATGGCTGCTGTCGTAGTCGCTGTAGAAATCCGGCTCGGCGGTCAGGCTCTCGTCGGGCCAGTACTGGCGCGAGTACTCGTAGGACCGGGCGAACACCTGCTTGCGGGTCGAGCCTACTCCGATGTTGACCGACACCGTGTCCCGCCAGCGATCCGGCTTGGCATACACCGACTGGCCCGCCGTGAACTGGCCGGTGACGACGCTGATGAAGCCCTGCACCTTGAGTTCACGGGCGATGCGCCGCTCGGCCAGATTGATCAGGCGCGGAAGCTGCTCGATGATGACAGGGTCGTTCCCGAGCGTGGAGCCACGCTCAAGATACCGCTGCACATCTTCCTTGAGGGTCGTGAAGGTGGTCGTCGTCGCCATGGAGCACCGTGTCGGGGGCTGATGGACGCCGCAGCCCTTTTTTGGGCCTCGACCGTCAGTTCGGCGAGTGTATCACGGCAGTCCGGAGAAGGAAAGCGCGGGGGAAGGTCATACGGTTACGGCCCACCTAGGTGACGCATGGTCGAACACCTGAGTGTGTGGGTAAGCTGGATAGCGCAAAAAGCAAGGGCCGAGGTTTCCCCCGGCCCCTGAGTTGTAACGCCCCGACCTTCTGCGTGTCGGTGGCGGTAGGCCCAGAAACCGTGCGGGTTTCAGGGAGGGTAGGCCATGAAGCAATAGGAGCATAGCCTATCAGCGCGGGGCGTCAAGCCTCGTTGGTCGAAACCCGCTTTGGGTCATTGAAGCCCATGACGCGCACCGGCACGATAGGGGCGCTGTTGTCCGGCCAGCGCATGGCGATGCAGCGGTCCTTGGCGATCCACGCATAGTTGACGCTGTTGGACTGGTTGCCGCCCAGCACACGGTAAGCGGTGGTCGTCTCGCCGGCATAGAAGCCGACATGCCCGCCGCCGGGTCGCTCAAACACGAGGACGCAGCCGAGCGTCGGGGTGACGAGCGGCTCTCCCCACGTCGCCCACGCCTTGGCGCGCACGGCGATGGGCGGGGGCTTGAAGCCTGCGGCTTGGACGCAGTAGCCGGTGAACACGCCGCACCACGGGGTGTCGTCGTTCGTGTAGGTGATGCCGAGCCGCGAGCCGAGGGCCTTGGCCCACGTCAAGATCGTCGGGTTGGACTTGGCGCCCGGGATTTCCCTCACGCCGATCTGCTTCTCAGCTACGCGATACCAGAGCGGTCCAGTCACCAGAACCTCCACCAAGGCTTGCCAGCGGGCTTGTCGATCAGGGAGACGAGGCCCACCCGCTTGGCCTCGCAGTCCTGTAGCGCGACCTCCTGCTGCACGGAGAATGCGGCGAGGTCCGCGATGGTCTTGACGTTATCCTCCGGCCCCTTGCACGGCTCCTTGAACGCCTGCGGGATCGGCTGGCTTGGCGCTGTCGTCGCGCAACCGGCTAATGCCGTCGCGCCAAGCAGACAACACGCCGTCAGGCACAGGGCTGTCCGCGTTCGGCGCTTTGTAGATCTGCTGGGTGGCTGCATTGCCCTTCTCCCGAATGATGACGGTTTTCTCGGTGTAGACGTTGGCGGCTTCAAGCGCCTGTTTGGTGGCGGCGATCTCAGCAGCGGCGACCTGGTTGCGCTTGCGCTGGAGGTCGAACATCACCTTGTAGAAGCCCGCCACGATGAGGCAGAAGACCACGAAGGTGATGCCGAAGGCGATGAGGTAGCGGTTGAGTCGCATCATGTGATGATCTCCTTGACCTCTTCCGCCGTCTTGATGGCTTCGGACTTGAGGCGGGTCAGGTCGACGAGCGTGGCGCCCGCCATGTAGACGAAGGCGAGCATGATGTTCGCAAAGATGAGGCCCAAGCCGATCCACTTCATGGCGCTCGGGTCGTCCAGCCGAAAGACGATGGTGGCGACAGCAAGGCTGTTGACCCCCGTGAACAGGAAGGTGAACAGCCGGCGCCAGAACCACTGGACCTCTTTGATCACACCGCTTCTCCCCTGAAGTAGGCCACGCCGTCCAGCACCTCGCACAGTTCAGGCGGAAGTAGCTTGCCGTCCTTGAACGTCAGCACCGCGAAACCGGAGGTCCACGGCGTGGCGTTGTTCTCCAGATACTCGAACTGCGGGCCGAGCGGGTCGGCCAGTGTGCCGGTGTCGACGCCCCAGCGCCGACCATTGTAGTCGGCCCAAGGCGTCACGGCGAGGCGGTGCAGGTGGCCCGTCACCATCGACAGGCCGCCCTTGAGGGTGTTGTTGTATGCCGCGTGGATGCCGTTGGCCTGACGATGCTTGATCATGACCGTGTTGTTGACGCGCATGGACCACGCCATGTCCCACTCGGGGAAGATGTCGGACAGCCGCTCCAGAACGCCGTCATACTGTGGCGCGTTGATGGCCAGAGCGCGGTCGAAGCGCATGTCGTGGTTGCCGATGGTCCACTTGCGTTCGGCTTGGCGCGGGGCGGCGTCGGAGATTTCGTGCATCCGCTCAACGCAAGCGTCGCGCTCTTCCTTGACCGAAGGGGGCTGGCCCCAGCCGTGTGGGTCGTGCCGACTGATCCGCGCGCCGTCGAAGATGTCGCCGTTCGCCACGAGCAAGGCGGGCTTCAGCCGCTTGATGAGTTTCAGCAGCGCCTCGTTGGCGACCGTGCGACCGCCGGGCCAGAAGTGGGCATCCGAGAAGATGATGGCATGGCCGTTCTGCACAGTGACGGTCAGTTCGCGGGGGTAGGACCAAGCCTGCGTGTAAGTGGACTGCATTGCCCCTGAAATGTTGGCCGGGTGCGTTTCAAGCACAATCCCCCGGTCCACCATTCGCTGGCGTCGGCGATAGACCGCGCGGACGTCGATGTTGAGTGTGCGGGCGGTTGCGGCTGGGGAGCAAAGGCTTTCCCGCCAAGCCGAAATAAACTGCTCATCGGAGATCGGCATAAGCCCTCCTTATTTTTCGCGGCAGATGGTGAGGGCGTTTTCAAGCGCTTCACCGCGCGCAACCCGAAGGGGCCAGCCTGCCGCGAGAAGCCGCAGAAGCTCCGCCTGATCGGGCGCAGCTTTCAGGGCCGCCGGGGTGTCGGGATATGTCGGCTCCGGCGGGAAGTCCTTTGAGACGCACGGAACCGGCGTCGGGACGCTGACGGTGATGGTCTCGCCGGTCGTCGCGCAGCCGGTCAGGATCAGGGGAAGCACAATCCAGCCCTTCGGGAAAACCGTCCAGTTTTTCGGAAGCACTGACAGGCCCTTCGGAAATGCAATCCACGTCACTTGATGCCCTCCAGGAATCGCGCACGCACGTCTTCCGCGCGCTCACAGGCCGTCTGGCCAGTGAGGCGCGCGTTCATCAGGTCTCGGGAGAACTT